TAAAATAATTAAAAGATATAGAAATAGTGGATTATATCTCTTGCTCTCATTTCATATTTTTATATGTATGGACCACGGGATAAAGACCTTTAAGTCTACATTGTTCCAACAAAAGTTTTGACCATTTATTATAAGTTACCTCGTCATGTATACCCAATTCAGTACACGCCGTCTCCACGATTTCGGTGCATGACTCATCGAAATCATTCGTACCGCGTACCCAATTAACCATTTCAAGTATGGTTACAAGACTTAATGGTGCTTCAAACCGTCCTATTACAGATACAAAACGTCGCTTTATAAATTCGACTTCGTTTAATAGTCGCGATGGTTCGACTGTACCTTGTTTTGATTCATTTGTATATACCATACCTATCGTTTTATACGCACGTGTTACACTTTCCTGATTAAAGAGATCAACAACATCTGGTGAGATGTTAACGACATTGTCGTCTCCGTATGATATCATGGATATATGTTTCTTAAAATATACCATTTCACCCGTTACCAACGCATACGCTATCCTCATCGACATTGAATTGTACATAGAATTAAGTATGGACGTTAAAGGATTCCCAGATGGTTGGGAATGCGTCCATTGATAAACATTTTTGCCGAATATATGAACAGATGATACTATCTCTTCAAATAAAACTGATCTAATACGTTCTTCTTCAGCTGTTCCTCCGTACCATTCATTAATCAATTCCATACACGCATGTAAAATTTGTGAATTTAAAATTCCGTCATAATTTGAAAAATCACCAGCAATAACGTCTTGACCTTTCTTACTAAGATGTAATGCCAATTTGGTCCATTCTGCACCATAAGGGTTTAAACCAACAGCTATCTCATTTTCAATTCTATTACTCATAACGTGAGCAGAAAATCCGAGGAAATATTGTCGAGCTAAAATTATATAATCCATTTGACCAACAGAAAAAACTCGTGTTTTTCCAGCTTTAACTCTGTCTAAGGTTCTGCGTTCAGCTTTGAGTGTATCTATCCACAAATGAGGACTTCTAATTCCTTCTTTTGCCATATCGCGTCGTTGGTCGACTGCGCTGCGTATTTCTTCATTAGTTAGATCGTATTCGTCATCACCTAACCATTTTGTTTTGCCTATTTTACCTTGGGTGTTATCTTTCCAACCAAACCCAGATGATGACCTTCTATTTATAGGACTTAAAAATTCATGTTCACCACCACGTATGGCTTCTTCGTACCCTAATACTCGCTGCAATTCAGTATCAGTGTTAGCAAACAACACAGAACGGAAATCGCTTTTCGCCATATCTATTAAATCTGGATCCACCCGTACAGGAGGTACACCCGCCTTCTCTAATCCTTTGAGCAATGGATTAACCAATACACCGTCCACCATAATTGGACGCAACGTTGCAGGTGCGTGCACGGGTTCAGCGATAGTTCCATAAATAGGGGATGGTCTAATGTCAGTTTTAGATGGACTACCGACAGCGACTGATGAGATGCCTATCGGTATAAATTCGCCTGGTGGTAATTCTTCCAAGCATTGCGCCATCGCATCCTCATTGACACACGGATGGTACTGTATATCTTCGACGGCGACTCCGAATAAGTCAAAAGCTGTTTTAAGATCATTCTGTGTTATTGATGTTGCGTAACCCTCACCAATTATGCCGGCTGAATGCATGCCACATAATTTCCGTCTAATAGTATTATTATTTATCATCAAAATTGCTCCGCAATCGCCAGCTGCTGTCTGTGCTTTATAAGAATAGGAATGGCGCAAATACATATG